AACTTGATGCTTATTACCTGCATGAACATCCGTTGAACGCCTGTACAACGTCTGTTGCACGTCAGATCAACGCGAGAGAGTACGAGTCAGAAATTCAAACTATTTTGGAGGAATTTTTTGCATTAACGGAAGATGGTTGGGTCAATTTTCGTGCAGATAAAGAGATAAAACACTTCCATTCCAAGATAGAACAGGCTCAAAAGGCAGGCAGAGCCTCAGCTGTAGCAAGATTGAACAGACGTTCAACATTCGTACCAACGGATGTTCAACCAAACATAAAACAAGAAACAATAAACAATAAACATAGTATTAGCAAACCAGACGATGTAATCCTTTCAGTTTGGACTGACTTTGTAGCTCATCGAAAACTAAAGAAAGCAACTATTACCGAAACGGTAATTAATTCAATTCGCAAAGAAGCTAAAAAAGCTGGCATACCTTTTGAGGATGCTTTGGCTGAAACTTGCGCTAGAGGTTGGCAAGGCTTTAAGGCTGAGTGGTATAAAAAGCAAGAACCTGCAAAACCAGTATCAAAACTTAAATACTGGGAAAAAGGTTATCAGCCATGAAAGGCCATGTAGAACTACTCAAGTTGCGTATAGAAGGTTTTAAACCAAGAGGCTTGTGGGTGTGCTACGGACATGATCCACTAAAGGGCTGGAATACTTGGTCTAAGGCTGGCGATACATTGGCATTTCCTGAAATTGAGATATTGCCGATAGAAAATATCAATCAACTAGACTTGCGGTTTGCTGTAGGATTAACTGTACACATTTCAAGTAATGAACCCCTTGCAAAACTAAAGAAAATTCATAACGCTTTTGTTTTTGCCAAGGCTAAATCGGTTTTCGTATCCACTAAAAAATGCTTAATCTTACCTTCAGGGAGCGTATTAGATGACTATGTTCCTGCGTGAAGATATTGATTTCTCAGCGTATCTGCGAGCTACCGATCTCAAGCAAAACGTCAAGGACGTATCGACATGGGTTGATGAGCTTACAGACAATCTTGAAAATCCTGTTATCGAAAAATCTACTCCTATGGAATGGGAGTGTACAAAGAACTTTGCATTTAGACCTGGTGAGGTAACTGTTTGGGCAGGTTCCAATGGTGGCGGTAAGTCTTTGCTGACAGGCCAGATTGCACTAGGTTTAGTCAAGCGCGGCGAGAAAGTATGCGTTGCTAGCTTTGAGATGAAACCCAAAGTATCGATTAAACGGCTTATAAGGCAGTTTGCAGGCGAAAACGTCGAGCAGTTGGCATCCACACATGGACTGCCCTACAAACGCGCCTTGTATGACCGTTTTAAGGCTTTTGGTACTGGCAATATTTGGTTCTATGACCAACAGGGTACGGTGACAGCAGATCAGGTTATCTCGATGGCAAGATATTGCGCTGTTGAGTTAGGTGTAACTCATGTGTTTATTGATAGCTTGATGAAGTGCGTTGCTGGCGAGGATGACTACAACGGTCAAAAGCGCTTTGTTGATGAGATCACTGCATTGGCTAGAGATCACAATATCCATGTACATCTTGTCCACCATATTCGAAAATTGCAGTCTGACGAGTTGATGCCGAACAAAAATGATTTGCGCGGCAGTAGCTCTATCACGGATCAGGTTGACAATGTGTTTATCGTCTGGCGCAATAAGAAAAAAGAGAACGAAGTCAATAAAGGTATGGAGACAGATATGTCTGCGCCTGACATGATTTTAATGAACGAAAAGCAGCGAAACGGAGAGTCTACTGAGTGGTATCACATGTGGTTCCATTGGGAAAGTAGCCAGTTTATTGAGAAATGGCAGGGCTTTCCTAGTGACTTTGACAATAAAGGACGGTTTAGAGGTGCATGAGTTTTTTGAAGAAGAACGGCATAGGTGTGAAGTCAGGCAGGTTATCAAGTGGCGAGTGCAAGACAGAAACAAAGCAATGGAGTACCTGCAAGCTGTAGCAAGCAAAAGAGGCCAGGAATCAGCGGACAGGTTAAGGAAGGATTCTGCTGACCAATGGGAACGTAAAAACCGAGGATTGGAGGGAGATTGGAAATGATGACGCGGGATGAAACTAACCACGTTTTATTCATATTGGAAAAAATTGCAGAAGGTTGTACACAAGTTATAGAAGAAAAAGACGTAATTGAAAATGAAAAAATTATTGCCAAACTTATATTGGATGATCTTAAAATTCCAATAAAAATATTACATACAGGATTACATCGTGGTTTTATAAAACAAGAGTCAAAAAAAATTTAAAGGAGATTAAAAATGAAACACAATGAGTTAGAAAATAGGGCATTAATAACATTAGTTGAATCACTTGATAAACAAATTGATAGATTAGAAATTATGAATGAAAAACAATTTGATAATATTAGTATATTAGTGGATTATATTTTTAAAACTCAAGGAATGGATAATCTTTATAACGTAGCAAAAGAAATTGATGAAAAAAATGGTAATGATGATTTTCAAACTTTTATTGCAGTATCTGTTCCTTTTTAATGAAAAAGAATGGAAATAAATCTATCTTCTACTGACATTATTTTAGCTGCTCATTATGCTGGAACAATTGAGGATGCTAAAAATATAAATTCAGTTAAAAATAATGGCAAATATAAAATGAATGGTTTTGCTGCTCATTATATTGGGATGCTTGGAGAGGTAGCCATTTGCAAGTATTTAAACATTAATGTGCAAAGCAATATTACATTTGGTGGCGATGGTGGTGTTGATTTGATATATAAAAATCAGACTATCCAATTAAAAACAAGAGCCGGTGATAATCCAGAACCACGATATATTATTTTTGATAATCTTGATGAGTTTAAAACAGACTGGGCTATTTTATGTTCATTAAAATCTGCCACAGAAATTAAAATACATGGATTCACAAGCAAAGAAAGATTTACTTTAAAGCATATAAATAAGAATTTTAGTTATGGCGATAGAGTTTGTTTGGATGAAAAGTATTTAACTGATATTTCAAAGTTTAACGAGGCTACAGAATGGTATCTAAAAAATGAGAGCTGCTAGAGTTGACGTAAATCAAAAGCATATTGTCAATTGCTTGCGTAAAGAGGGTTTTACTGTTCAGCACTTGCACCACGTCGGTGAAGGTTGTCCAGACATTTTAGTAGGCCACAAAGGACTCAATATACTTTTGGAGATCAAGGACGGTAGAAAACCTGAGTCGGAGCGCAAACTTACAGCGCAGCAGATAATCTTTCACAAGATGTGGAAAGGCCAGGTTGAGGTGGTTATTAGTCCAGAGCAAGCAATTCTAGCTGTCTTGGCGCATACCAATGGCAAATAACAAAAAACCAAGAAAGCGGCATATTCCTCGCAGAAACATCTTGCCAATGACGATCCGACACAATGCACAAAGTGAGCAAACATTGCAGTTAGTACCGCATACCGAACTAATGAAGTTTCGTGAGGGTGTAGGTGACGAGATAGGCTGGAATACCATCACAGCTCGATTAAACGTCGGGTTAGTGGCTGCATACCAAGCTGACTTTGATCCTGAGTATTACTTGCTAATGGATAGTTTAAAAGCAATTGTTAATGTGCGAGAGCGATTTTTAAATACTGGCAGGTGGGGATTATCTGGTGACGATCTTAAAAGCATTGGCGATGGTTTAGTTACTACTGATAATCTACAGCTATCAATAACAAGAAAGCAATTATCAAAAGCTATTGACTACGTATTTAAAAACGCAGGAGCTTTAGACGATGTTTCTAACGTATACGTGCAAATATGATAAATCCTAATGAAGCAATAGATTACATAATCAAGCACTCACAGGCTTATGCTAAAGCTAAAGCTCAAGTTACTTATTTGACTGAGTATCGCAAGACTAAGAAAGCTATTTGTTTTCAATCAAGCCTAAGATCAACAATGGCAGAGAAAGAAGCAGATGCTTATGCTCATCCAGAGTACCAGGCTGTACTTGAAGGTCTTAGGGAGGCTGTAGAGGAGGCTGAGAGGCTTCGCTGGATGCTCATAGCAGCACAGGCTAGGGTTGATGTCTGGAGATCGTATGAGGCTTCTAATCGCAGCATAGATAAAAGAACACAATGAAAAATCCATTTGTAATTGATGAGCCAACAGTAATTTCATTTTCAGGTGGAAGAACATCTGGCTATATGCTTTGGCGTGTACTTGAGGCGAATGGTGGGACGTTACCAGAACAAGCAATTGTTTGTTTTGCTAATACAGGAAAGGAAGAAGAATCGACGCTACAATTTGTAAAAGATTGCGAGGAACAATGGAGCGTAAAAATTCATTGGGTTGAGTTTCGTGATGATGATAATAAATTTGCAGAAGTCACTTTTGATACTGCAAGCAGAAATGGGGAGCCATTTGAGCAATTAATTATTAAAAAAAAATATTTGCCTAATCCTGTGACTAGGTTTTGTACGATTGAATTAAAAATAAGAGCAATACATAAGTTTCTTAAAAGCAAAGGTTGGAAACATAATGAAAATATGGATTGGGTTGGCATAAGGGCAGATGAGCCAAGAAGGGCAGCAAAGATAGATCGGAGCAGGTTGCCACTTGTAGCTGCTGGTATTACATCAAAAGATGTTGGTAATTTTTGGCTTAATCAAAGTTTTGACTTACAGTTGCCAAATATCAATGGGAAAACAATGCATGGAAACTGCGACTTATGTTTCCTGAAGGGTAGATCACAAACATTAAGCCTGATTGCGGAAAAGCCAGATCGCGCTGTCTGGTGGGCAAAGATGGAAACTTTAGTGCAAACAAGCAATAAATCTTACGGTCAAGGCGCTAGGTTTAGAAAAGATAGGCCAAGCTACGCAGATATGCACAAATATATCAATGAGCAAGATGATATGTTTGATGATTCAATTTCATGTTTTTGTGGTGATTAAATAAAGGAAACAATGGATAAGAACGTGCAAGCAGTCAGGCAAAAACTGGCAGATCGAGCTGAGTTCGGCATGATGAAATATGGTGTCAGCACAGAGAGAACGGACTTGTCTGCAAAGCAATGGCTTATCCACGCACAAGAGGAAGCAATGGACTTAGCTGTATACCTGCAAAGACTTATAGACGATATTGATGACTAAGGACGAAAAGAAATATCTATCGAAATTGGTAGACATTGGTTGTATAATTTGCTATAGGAACGGCTATCCTCAGACACCAGCAGAAGTGCATCATGTTCGGGGATTAGGGCTAGGTATGGGTGTCAGAAGTGGGCATTACGACACTATTCCGCTTTGCCCAAGCCACCACAGAGGTAATGATGGGTATCACGGCATGGGTCGCAAAGCCTTTGAACGGAAGTACCAGATAACTGAGATTGACTTACTTGTACAAGTTAAGGGGCTGCTGAATGAAAAAGACGAAAGCTGAAAAGAAGGTCAGTAAGGTGATGACTGAGTTTAAGGGTGGAACATTGCACTCAGGCAAAGGTGGCCCAGTAGTAAAGAATCCTAAGCAAGCTATCGCAATTGCATTATCAGAGGCAAAAATTGCCAAGAAAGGGAAGAAAAAATGAAGGGTTTAAAAAGCTGCGGTAAATGCAAAGGCGGTGAGTGCAAGGGCGGTAAGGGTTGCATGAGAGAAGAAAAAGAAGAAAGCATGGAATATTCCAATAAAAATGGCAAAAAAGGCATGACTGTAGCAATTATGCTGGCTATGCCTAAACGTGGTCAGCGCACTGCTACTAACAAGGCGAAGAAGAAATGAAGCCCGGACTTTACGCAAACATTAACGCAAAACGCAAGCGTATCGCTGAAGGATCAGGCGAAAAGATGCGTAAGGTAGGCGCTAAAGGCGCTCCGACCAAGGCTGATTTTAAAGAATCGGCTAAGACTGCAAAGAAAAAGAAATGATTAAGCGTGGCAAAGAGGAGTTTGCTGGCTATAACAAACCTAAAAAGACACCTAATCATCCTACTAAAAGCCACGTTGTATTGGCTAAAGAGGGTGACGAGGTTAAGTTGATTAGGTTTGGTCAGCAGGGTGCTACAGGTAGCCCTGACGGTTCAAAGCGTAATGAGGCATTTAAGGCTCGTCATGCCAAGAACATAGAAAAGGGCAAGATGTCTGCTGCATTTTGGGCTAACAAAGTTAAGTGGTGAGATACACGTATGGCCTTGAGAACATCAAGGTAAGAGATTGGGGCGAGGGCGCTGATGTAAAAATTGGCTCATTTTGCTCTATTGCTGATAATGTAACTATATTTATTGGTGGAAACCATAGAACTGATTGGGTAACAACTTATCCATTTGGTCACATTAATCAAGACGTATTCCCGCATCATGGAGATGGACACCCAGTAACTAAGGGTGATGTAGTTATTGGCAATGATGTATGGTTAGGATCAGGCTGTACGATAATGTCTGGCGTTACTATTGGTGATGGTGCGGTAGTTTCAGCTAGTTCGATGGTTGTAAAGGATGTTCCTCCGTATGCTATTGTTGGTGGCAATCCAGCAAAGGTACTGAAATATCGGTTTACTGAAAATCAGATAAAGAGATTGATTGATAAGCCGTGGTGGGAGCTACCAGATAGCCGTATAAACGATTTAATCCCACTTTTATGCTCTGATAATGTCGAGGATTTAATTGCTGCCAAAAACTCTTAATTTAGGTTCTGGTAAGGATTGGAAAGATTCCTACTTTAACGCAGACATATTGCTTAGAGTCAATCCTGATTGGTGGGTAGATATATCTAAGGTTGAATTTGGTCAAGTCATTGATTCACCAAGATTCGGCAAAGTAAAGATTGAGAAAGGTATGTTTGAGACAATCGTCGCAAATGACGTGTTAGAGCATATACCTGACTTAGTTAAAGCGATGTCAAACTGCAAAGATTTATTAGCAGATAAAGGTGAGTTTCATATTCATGTTCCCTACGAGTTATCTCTAGGAGCCTGGCAAGACCCTACTCATGTTCGAGCTTTTAACGAGAATAGTTGGCTGTACTATACGGATTGGCATTGGTATTTAGGTTGGGAAGATCGGTTTAATTTGAAATCATTAGAGTTTCAGTTGTCTGAATTTGGTCAGGAACTAATGGATAAAAATATTCCTATTGATGAGGAAGTTTTACGTATTCCACGGGCAATTGATTCTATGAAGGTGGTTTTGTGCAAGCAATCGTGATCTGTAGTACAGGGAATATAGGGCTGGCGGTATTGCTGACTTCATTAGAGGTTTATGCGCCACAGATACCTATTTATCTTAGCTGCAATGCAACAAAGAAGTATGGCAAGCACATAAAGGTACTACCGAACATGGAGTCTAACTTCGGTGATGCCTACAATGTAGCTACAGACTATGCGTTTAAGGATGGCTACGATTCAGTTATCCTGGCTAATGATGACGTAGTGCTAACACCTAGCACAGTCAATAGGATGTCGGTAGATTGGGCATTGCTAGAGAACGCTGACTACAAACTAGGTTTCTTAGGTGCTAGATCAGACTTTGTATTGCCGGAACAGAATATACGTTTTCCTATCGTTGATGACGATATAGTAGGACTACGCTATCGCAGTGAGAACTTAATAAAGAAAGCCAATACCATTGCGCCAATATTCGCAGCGGTATCAAAGGAAGCCTGGCAAGTAGCTAAGTTTCCAAGCGTAAACTGGTATTCTGATAACATTATCTGCGATGACATGACTAAGGCTGGATTCACTCACTGGGTAAGCAGAGGATATGTGCATCACGCAGGAAGTCAGACAGTAGGTAATGACTTTGCTAAATGTCATGAGGATAGTAGGGCATGGATACGGCAGAATAGGCCGGATGTATACGATACGTATTATTAAGCATGACACCTGAAAGGTAATGCAAAAATGGAAACAGAAATCACCAAAGTGCAGGAAGATGCACGAATAGCTAATCTTACTAACATGGGTAAGGGTAGGACTAAGGGAGTACCTAACAAGAGTACGCAGATAGTTAGGGAAGCCATTGCTAATCTACTAGAGCGTAATGCTCCAAACATGGACAGATGGCTCAATGAAGTAGCGCAAGAAGACCCGTATAAGGCACTAGACTTGATGAACAAGCTCAGTGAGTACCATATACCTAAACTGGCTAGGACAGAGGTAACAGGCGCAGACGGTGGAGCGCAACAACACGTGGTCACATGGCAGAAATAGTCATCCCGTATCAGCCAAGAGAGCCTCAGTTACAGATGCATGAGGCTATGGATGGCACTAGGTTCTGCGTAGTTGTAGCTCATCGGCGCATGGGTAAGACTGTAGCGGCTATCAATCACTTGATTAAGTCTGCTATCGAGTGCGACAAGGATGAGCCTAGATTTGCTTACATTGCGCCTACTTACGGCCAGGCTAAGAGGGTGGCATGGGATTACTTAACCAAATTCACAAGGCCACTAAATGCAACTCACAACATTTCTGAACTCAGGGCTGACTTCTGGGGACGCCGCATTAGTCTTTATGGTAGCGACAATCCTGATAGCTTGCGTGGTCAATACTTCGATGGCGTTATATTGGATGAGATCGGAGATCAAGACCCGAAGATATGGAATGAGATTATTAGGCCAGCTCTTGCTGATCGTCTTGGCTGGTGTATGTTCGTTGGCACTCCTAAAGGAAAAAACCACTTTTTTTCTCTGAGGGACAAAGCAGAAGAAGCAGAAGATTGGAAGCTCTTAGAGTTTAAAGCCAGCGAGACCAAGATTCTGCCTGAGTCTGAGCTTGATTCTGCCCGTAAAGAGATGGGTGAGGACAAGTACAACCAAGAGTTTGAGTGTTCATTTAACGCGGCTGTTGAGGGTAGCTACTATGGTCAGATCATCAATACTATCGAGGAAAAAGGCCATATCACCCGTATTGAGCGCGATGATCTTTGCCGGTCTTTTGTTGCTTGGGACTTGGGTATGGGCGATTCTACTTGTCTGTGGGTGGCTCAACTGGTTGGCAAAGAGGTGCGGCTTATTGACTGCGTCGAGAACCACGGACAAGGTCTGGATTGGTATGTACGCTGGCTGCAAGACAATGACTATGCGCGGTGGGAGCAGTTCTTACCGCATGACGTTGAGGTTAGGGAACTTGGAACGGGAAGGTCTCGCAAAGAAGTACTCATGGAGGCAGGACTAAACATAACTGTTGCGCCACGGTTGTCGGTTGCTGACGGTATCCAGGCTGTTAGGCGCTTACTTCCAAGATGCTGGTTTGACCCAAAGACTAAGCCTGGCCTTGATGCTTTGCGCAACTACAGGCGCGAGCATGATGAGAAGCGCAATGTATTCTATGAGAAACCATTGCACGATTGGGCATCACACTACTCAGATAGCTTCAGATACCTAGCGATTTCGCTTGACGAAGGTACTGATTCGTGGTCGTCAAAGTTGCCAAATAACGTGCAATGGGTTGTATAATTGGAAAAATTCTAGGGGTAACTTATGCAGTCTGAAGAAATTAAAGCGATTGTTGAGGCAGAGATTGATAACTCCATTGGCTTTATTGACTCTGAGACTACAGACCAGCGTCAGAAAGCACTAGAGTATTACCTGCGTGATCCGTATGGCAATGAGCAAGAAGGTCGCAGCCAGATCGTAACTGGTGAAGTAGCTGAAGCTATTGATGGCGCATTGCCGCAGCTAATCCGTGTATTCACTACTACCGAAGATATTGTCTTATTTGAGCCACAATCTGCTGGCGATGAGGATGCTGCTAGACAGGCAACTCAGTATTGTAACTGGGTATTCTATCGGGATAACCCTGGCTTTATCATCCTGCATAACTGGTTTAAAGACGCGCTGATGCAAAAGGTAGGCGTTGTTAAAGCCTATTGGGATTCTAAAGAAGATGTCACTAAAGAATCTTACAAGAATCTTACAGATGATGAACTTGCTTTATTGCTATCAGACGAGTCATTAGAGATCGTCAAGCAGAAGTCTGAAGTCGTTGATATGTCCGGTATGCCTATCATGCTGCACAATGTGACGATCAAGAAGGTCAAGAATACAGGCCAGGTGGTTATCGAGAATATTCCACCAGAAGAATTTCTAATTAGCAAGAACGCTAAGTCTATTGCTGACTCCCCATTCACAGCGCATCGTCGTCTAGTACCACGGTCTGAGCTTATCGCAATGGGTTACGATAAAGACATCATCGATAACCTACCGACTTACGATGACCTGACATTCTCTCCTGAGCGCCTTGCTCGATTCGATAATGGCGAGCAACCGGATGACGAGAGCCTTGACCCGTCAATGCAGCGTCTTGAGGTCTATGAGTGCTATATCTACCTTGACGTTAATGATGATGGCATTGCAGAGCTGCGCCGTATTGTCTATTGCGGCAGTGAGCTTCTTAGTGATGAAGAAACAGACGTAATACCATTCCATGCTATCTGCCCTATTCCTATTCCTCACAAGTTCTTTGGTCAGTCACTTGCTGATCGCACTATGGACATTCAGCTAATCAAGTCTACGGTTACCCGTCAGATGCTTGATAACATTTACTTAACAAACAATGCTCGAATGGGTGCGGTTGATGGTCAGGTAAACATTGACGATCTGCTAAACGCTACGCCTGGCGGTGTGATTCGCATGAAGAATCCTAATGCCATTATTCCTATTCAAGTGCCTAGCGTTACGGCTCAAGCCTTTCCAATTCTGGAATACATGGATACGGTACAAGCCAAGCGTACAGGCGTATCTGACGCGCAACAGGGCTTGAATCCTGACATTCTGAGCAATGTAACGGCTGCTGCGGTAGCTGCAATGACACAGGCCAGCACTGGAAAGTTAGAGTTGATTGCCCGTATCTTTGCTGAGACAGGTGTTAAATCGCTGTTCCAAGGGATTCTAGGGCTGGTTGGTAAGTATCAAGACAAGCCACGGATGCTGCGTATTGCTGGCAAGTATGTGCCATTTGACCCGCGTAGTTGGGCTAATCAGTTTGACGTATCTATTAATGTTGGCCTTGGCTCTGGTAATCGTGAGCAGCAATTGGCCATGTTGCAGATGGTGCTACAAAAGCAAGAGCAGGTATTGCAGCAGTATGGCCCAGGCAATCCATTGGTGACGGTTGGTCAGTACCGCAATACGCTGGCTAAGTTCATTGAAGCTGCTGGTTTTAAGGATGCTGACCAGTTTATGAACCAGATCACGCCTGAGATTGAAGCGCAACTTGCTGCTCCTAAGCCACCACCACCTGATTCTCAAGCTGAGTTCGCTAAGATGATGGCGCAGGTTGAGCAGGAAAAGGCGCAGGTAGCCCGTGAGAAGAATCAAGCAATGTCGCAGATTGATGCGGCTAAGTTGCAGCTAGACCGTCAAAACCTTGAGGCCAGCTATGCTCAGAAGGGCGTAGAGATGGCTATGAAGAACCAGAAAGACCAGCAAGAACTCAAGCTGAAAGAGGCTGAGTTAGCTGTTAAGCAACTGCAAGCTATCCTAGCGATGGACATTGCTGACGAAGATAGCCGTACACGACAGGCTGACATTGTTCTTAAAGCAATTAAAGAGATTGGAAACATTACACGATGAACAAAGCAGATTGGGCTAATAACCTGACACTTGATCCTAACTGGCAAGAACTTATATCAGAATTGAGATCAACAGAGTTAGCTAAGTTTACTAATAGCGATTATCTCGATGTAGAGGCCAGAGAACAGGCTTACATTCGATTGAGAACGATAGAGAGTATTACCGACTACTTGGAAGGCTTGAAGGCTCAGAAAGCTATTGACAAGAAGCGTTGGAAGATTTTGTAGTCTGTCATGGCAGTTCCATGTAAAATTAAGGAAATAACAACATGAGCGAAACGACTAGCGCGACACCGGAATCCGGTAGCGGAGAGTTGACAGTAAACGATGCGGCTAACGCTTTCATGGGTTTAATGGGTAGTGACGAAGGCTCCGACGAAGGACAACCAGAAGCACAGGCTCAATCCGATGAGGACGAAGGCGAAGAACCAGAGGAAGAATCTAGCGATGATTCTGAAGGTGAAGAACAGGAAGATAGCGAACAAGAAGAAAAGGAACGTACCTACCGCGTGAAAGCTGCGGGTGAAGAAAAGGACGTTACCCTTGACGAGCTTGTTAAGAATTATCAACTTGGCGCTGACTATACGAAAAAATCGCAAGCTGTAGCTGAAGATCGTAAGGCTATTCAGGCCGAATACCACGCGATTCAAGAGGCGAAGCAACTGAGAGATCAGTATGCACAGCAGTTACGCATGATTGAAGAAGCAATGATGCGTGAACCAGAAGTAGAGAATCTTGACTACTTGAAGGAAACTGATCCAATTGGATACGCCGTTAGGGTAGCGGAACTCTCACAGAGGGATAAACAACTTGCTAACTACCGCGCTCAACAGCAGCAAATTAGAGGGCAGCAAGAGCAAGAACGGCAGCAATGGATGTCTAACTTAGTCCGGCAAGAATCGGAAAAGTTAGCAACAGCGCTACCTGATTATGTTGATCCTGAAAAGGGTGAGTCACTGAGAAAGTCAGTGCGCTCATACGGTAAAGAGTTAGGGTTTTCAGATGAGGAATTGGCAAGCGTTGTTGATTCTCGTCACGTTATTACGTTATACAAGGCTATGCAGTACGACAAGCTACAAGCGTCGAAGCCTGGTATCAATAAGAAACTAGCTGAAGCCCCGAAAGTTATGAAGTCGGGAGTCTCGCAGTCTCGAGATACTAATAACGAGCAGTATAAGAAACAGAAGGCTAAAGCTAGGGCTACCGGAAGGGTAGCTGACGCTGCGGCACTATTTGAACGGTTTATTTAAAGGAAATTATCATGCCTACATATCAAACATTTACCGCTATCGGTATGCGCGAGGACTTGTCCGACATCATCTATAACATCTCGCCTACTGAGACTCCAATCATGTCGTCGATTGGTCGCACCAAAGCTACCGCTGTTTATCATGAGTGGCAGACTGACTCGCTGGCTGCTGCTACCACTGCTAATGCAGCAGTTGAGGGCGCAGATGCTACGTCGATTACTGCAAGCCCTACGACTCGCGTCGGTAACTATACGCAGATCGTGCAAAAGACTGTCCAAGTTTCTGGCACTCTGGAGACTGTGAACAAAGCAGGTCGTAAGTCTGAGAAGGCTTATCAACTGTCGAAGGCTTCGCAAGAAATCAAGCGTGATTTGGAAACCATCATCACTGCTAACCAAGGCAAGTCGGCTGGTACGTCTACGGTTGCCCGCACCATGGGTTCGCTGCTGTCGTGGATCAAATCTAACTCGTCGCAAGGTAGTGGTGGTTCGGCTCCTGCAACTTCCGGCACTTCGACCCGTACCGATGGCACACAGCGTACTGCTACCGAAGCACTGCTCAAGACTGTTATCGCTTCGATCTTTGATGCGGGTGGCAATCCTAAAGCTGTGTTCGTTGGCTCTGCTGGTAAGCAAAAGGTTTCTACCTTTGCTGGTATCGCTGTTAACCGTTATCAGATCACCAAGCCTGAAGCTGGCGTGATTATCGGTGCTGCTGACATTTATCAGTCGGACTTTGGTCAACTGTCTATCGTGCCTGACCGTTTCATGCGTAACCGCGATATGCTGATCCTCGATCCTGAGTACGCTGCTATGGCTTTCCTGCGCCCATTCATGACGAATGAACTGGCTAAGGCTGGCGATAGCGACAAGACTCAGATTCTTGCTGAAGTAACGCTGGAAGTGAAGAACGAAGCTGCTCACGGTATCGTGGCTGACTTGGACTTCTCGCTGTAATGAAACTAGCCCCTGACTTCGGTTGGGGGCTTTTTATAAAGACTAATGACAAACTTTCGACATCAAAAAGTTCATGCAGATGGTGATGGCGGTATTATCATCGAGACTAACCAAGACATTAGCGATATTCTCGCTAGGAACAAGGTACTCCAAGAGGTAGATAAGGCTAGGACAGGCGACACAGATGACTTGCATTTGATTGGCTCCATACCGTTTACAGCAGTAGATAAGCTAAACGAGATGGGGATTATGCGAGGATTTGCGATTGTGGATGACAAAGCATTTAGACGTTGGCTTAATCATCCTGACCAAGCTGGTTTAAAAATCTACAGGGGAACCGTATGAGAGTTGGCGTTTGTGTACCATGTCGTGACGAAGTACACACAGGTTTTGCGTTTGATTTTGCCCGTATGTGTGCGCATGATGCTTCAGTTAGGTGCAAGGACGGTAAGGGCGGTTTAAGCCTTTATACGATGCCAGGCACGTTGATATTCGACCAGCGTGAGAAGTTAGCGCAGGTGGCTTTAAAAGAGGGATGTGACGCTGTTCTGTTTATTGATAGCGACATGAGATTCCCGCATGATTTGATTACGATTATGTTGAGCCGTGAGGTTGACATAGTTGGTGTGAACGCAGTGACAAGACGTAGACCCTCATTTCCTACCGCTAAGTTATTGGTTAAGAGTGAGGATGAAAAGGGTATTCGGCATCATTGGTCTAATGTTGATTCACGCGGCAAAGAAGGTATTGAGGTCGTTACTGCTGTCGGATTTGGTGCAGTACTGATCCGTAAGAAAGTATTTGAAACACTGACAGCGCCGTGGTTTGACGCTGGATGGGGGCCAACAGGTGTTGTGGGTGAAGATGTGTTCTTCTGTGTAAAAGCTGGCGATGCAGGTATTGATACCTATGTTGACCATGAGCTTTCAATGCACATTAAACACATTGGCACGCATGAATATAGTTGGGATGACGTGGATGATAAAGCCTTAAGGGGCGATAATGGCACTGACTAGCTATTCTGACTTAACTAGCACCATCTCTAGCTATCTAGCTCGTAGTGACTTAGATAGCATTATTCCCACGTTTGTAGCACTTGCAGAGCAGCGCTTGCGTAGAGAGTTGCGTATTCGTCAGATGCTGGTGGTTGCCCAGGCTACTACTACAGGTGGGGATTCTACTGTTGGCTTGCCAAGTGATTACCTAGAGATGCGCGACATTCACATTGTTGGCAATCCTAATGGTGTTCTTGTCTACGATACGCCTAACCTGTTTTATAAAAAGACTATCTCAACAGAATCAGGCCAACCTAAACGCTACACGGTACTAGCTGCTGAGTTGCAACTAGGGCCAGTACCTGATGGTGCTTATGTCCTGCAAATGCTGTACTACTCGCAACCAGCTTTCCTAAGCTCCACGAATCCTAGTAATACATTCTTGGCTTACTGCCCTGATGCGTTGCTTTACGCTGCTTTGGGTGAGGCTGAACCGTATTTGATGAATGATGCAAGGTTGCAAACTTGGGGTACTTTGTACGAAAGAGCTATTTCAGCTATTTCTATTGCAGATGAGTCTGGTGAATACAGTGGACAACCAATGTCCATGTCTTTTAATTAAGGAAATATTATGGCTGAAATGTCTAACTATTTAGAGAACGCATTAATCAATGTGACTCTACGCGCAACTTCTTACACGGCTCCTGCGGCTGTTTATGTAGGTTTGTATACCAGTGATCCTACTGACGCCAATACAGGTACAGAAGTCTCTGGTGGCTCCTATGCGCGTGTTGCTGTGACGATGGGTGCGCCTAGCAATGGCGTGTCTACGAATAGCGCTGCTGTGACGTTTCCTACTGCTACGGGAACATGGGGAACTGTAGGCTGGATCGGTATTCTTGATGCTTCTACTAGCGGCAATTTGCTTTACCACACACCACTAGACGCATCTAAATCAATTACTTCCGGCGATATTTTTACGATTGCAATTGGTAATTTGTCAGTCACTTTGGGGTAAATTATGGCTCTGGTTATTGCTGATAGGGTTCGTGAAACATCGACCACTACAGGTACTGGTACGCTGACTTTAGATGGCGCTGTATCTGGATTTCAAACATTTAGTACCGCTATTGGCAATACTAATACTTGCTATTACACTATTGTTAATGGTTCTGAGTGGGAAGTAGGTTTGGCTACTATAGCTGCTGGCACATTGGCTCGCACTACAGTATTGAAGTCATCTAATGCTGGCTCTGCTGTTAACTTCAGCGCAGGTAGTAAAGACGTATTTGCTACATATCCTGCTGACCAGGCAGTGCTGACTGATGCGACACAAACATTAACAAATAAAACTTTAACAAGCCCTACTTTAACAGCTCCAGTTTTAGGTACACCTTCAAGTGGAACATTGTCATCTTGTACGGTTGATGGGACAAATTCTGTTGGATTTTTAAATATTCCACAAAATAGTCAATCTGCTGCATATACCTTAGTTTTGGCAGATGCTGGTAAACATATATTCCATCCATCAGGTGATGCAAATGCTAGAACTTATACAATTCCAGCAAATTCATCTGTAGCGTATCCAGTTGGAACAGCGGTAACATTTATTAATATGACATCACAGGCAGTAACGATTGCTATTAATACAGATACCATGTATTTAAGCGCTGCTGGAACTACTGGCTCAAGAACTTTGGCTCAGTATGGTTCTGCCACAGCAATTAAAATGACTACTACAACCTGGTTAATCTCTGGAAGTGGGCTTACATGACCGGAATTCTACAATCCTTATACCAAAATCATAGGAGTTTCAAAGCTCCTCTTGAGATTGAGTATTTAGTCGTTGCTGGTGGCGGCGGTGCAGGTCGCGCTCAAAGCGGTTACGGCGGTACTGGTGGTGGCGGTGCTGGTGGTTTTCGTACAGCAACAGGTTTTGCAGCATCAGTTAGCACGAATTACACAGTCACTATTGGATCAGGTGGTGCTGCATCAACTGTTAATAATACACCAGGAACACAAGGATCAGATTCAGTATTCAGTACCATTACTTCGGCTGGTGGCGGTTACGGCGCGGGAAACATTACTGATAATGGCGGAAATGGTGGCTCTGGTGGCGGTGGTGGCCAAACAGGTGGTGTCGGTGGCACTGGCAATACGCCAAGCACTACGCCAAGTCAGGGCAATAACGGCGCTACCGTTGTCGCTAATTATAACGCTGGACACGGTGCTGGCGGTGCTAGTGCAGTAGGAACTCCTGCATTAATTACTGGAGCTGCTGGTAATGGCGGTGACGGAACAGCATCATCCATAAGCGGGTCTTCAGTTACTTATGCTGGTGGTGGTGCTGGTGGGCGTTTCCCAACTTTGGGTGGTACTGGTGGAGCTGGTGGTGGCGGTAACGGCGATGGATCAAACGGAACAGCAAACCTTGGCGGTGGCGGCGGCGGTGTAGCTGGTGGCAATACAGGTGGTTCTGGCGGCTTCGGCATTGTGATTTTAAAATATCCAGATGCCTACACAATTACTATTGGGGCGGGTTTAACTGCATCGACACCTGCACCATCTGGCGGTTTTAAAGTAACGTCAATTACATCTGGCACAGGAAATGTGTCCTGGGCTTAAAGGATAGATATGGCACATTACGCATTTTTAAATTCAGAGAATATTGTTATTGAGGTTATTGTTGGTCAAGATGAAGGAAGCACTAATTGGGAACAATACTATAGTGAATTTAGAGGTAATACTTGTAAGCGTACTAGCTACAATACAATTCTTGGAGTTCATCAATTAAACGGAACACCATTTAGAAAAAACTACGCTGGTATTGGCTATACCTACGATGAAGGTCGTGATGCGTTTATTCCACCAAAACCGTATGCTTCTTGGGTACTAGACGAAAATACTCT